AAGTATCCAGCAGTGCGACGAGAGCCAAGCGCTTGACCGCCGTCATACCAACAGTCTTCACGAATGTTATAAATGATGCAGTCGTTGCACTCTTCTGAATCACCAGAAGGAAAAAACCACCAAATCTCACCAAAACGCGGAACTTTTTGCGCCCAAACTTTTTGGCTTTGAGCATAATTTAAATTATCAAAAAAATAGTTTTGATTGAAATTGTTTTTAATTTCTTTAACTACGCCGTTGTAAAGCAAGAAGCGGTCGACACCAATCCAGTAATAAATGCCGTCATACTCAATAACACACTGCGACGAAAGAATAGAAGACTGGCTGGTGATAATGTCATATCGCCAGTAAAAGGTTTGTGGGGTTCCAGAAACCGTTACGGTCGTTGGCGTGTAACTGACACGAATTAGTGAATCAAGCGCCCAAAACAAACCAGAGGGCGCGTTTGAACCGCCTCGTACTGGCAACCCTTTAACAATTTTTGTAGAAGAAACATTGACCTCGTTAGCGTCAGGCCCGTTCCAATCGTATGGATTTCCAGCGACAGAATTTTTGATGAGACCGTTGTCTCCATACACAAATACATATGGGTGCAAAACAACCACTCCACCCGCAACCTCAATAACGTCACCAGTTGGAGTTGCGCCAGAGGTGTCAGTCAGAGGCGACAAGGTTGTTCCAGCAATATTTCCAGCCAATACAGGGGTGTTGACTGTTTGGTCAATTTGCGCCAAGTTCTGACCGGGGTGCGCATACAGCAATTGGTTATTGGAACCCTGAGAATCAAAAGATGAATCAAATTGCCAAAGGTTCAAATCGCTGGCTGTAAATCCGTTGTTGATGGTTGCAACATTGATTGAAAAACCACTCCCAGTTCCGCCAATACTTGCGGCTGTTGCACTCAAAACATTGCCAACCACATAACCATTGCCAGCAGTTGTAAGCGTCACAGATGTCACAGCGTTACCTGATACAACAATTGTGGCTTTTGCTCCAGAACCAGAACCACCTGTAAGCGTTACATTGGTGTAAGTTCCATTTGTATATGTTGAACCTCCAACCAAAGTGTTGAGCGTAAGAATTAAACCAGTAAAGGTAAATTGATTTACACCAGCACCAACACCGTTGTTGTCAATCGCAAGAACCTCAAGACCGTTGTTGTAACCGTTAAAAATTTGGTTAATACCATCCACTGAGTTCACATAGATACCGCGAGAGTATCCATGCGCATCACCTGTAATTTGGCGGTATCCACCAATTTTTCTGGGACGCCCACGTTGAAATCTAACCCAACGACCATCGGTGTAAAAGTTCATGTCAAACACCGTGCCGTCGCGCTGAACCCCAGCCAGTGTGTCGATTGCAAAAACTTTTTTGGTCATTAGAATGTCCCGCCAGAAATTCCGCTAGTGAATGTTCCAGTTGTTCCTGATATTGCGCCAGTAAATGCACCTACACCATTTACATTCAATCCAGCCGTACCAAATGTTGCGACATAAGCACCATTGCAAGCCACGCCAATTGTGTTTGATGAGGAGCGATAAAAACCTGTATTGGTATTTCCAGTAAATGTAATTGTTGGCGAAGCGGCAGAACCCAAACCAGTAACAATCGACGTTCCAGTGATTGTTGTTCCTGAAATTGTTCCGCTGATTGCAAGACCAGTCGCCGTCAATGTGAACAGGTTCGCACCAAGAATTGCAATGTCAAACTCGCCAGCAGTACCTCGATATACACCAGTACCAGTCTCTGCCGCAAAATTCAAAGAAGGGGCAGATACAGTTCCGTTAGCAAGAGAGATAGAAGTTGTACCCGCCAAAATTGTATTGGCGTTGAACAAGTTTACAGAGTCGCAAATTAAAGTTGCTTGGTTACCACTTGTTAAAATAGCTGAACCACCAGAGCCTGTTGATATGGTGACTGTAAAGTTACTTGCACCGCCAACGGTTTCATTGATGATGTAATACACCTGAACAGTAGGAGGAACAATGATGGTGACATTTCCAGTCAAAGTTCCTGTGTATTTCTGAATGACGTTAGATGCCTCAGACGCTGTAAGCGTATAAGTTCCTGTTGCTACCGCTTTAGTCAATTGAGTAAAAGCAAACTGAGTTGATTTTCCCAAACCAACCGTGTAAAAAGTTGTTCCACTACAAACAATAATGGCAGAATCAGTAGGCTGAAATGCTACCGTTGCAGAACCATTTATTGTGTTTCCACCAGTTCCCGTAACAGTCAAAGCGCCAGTACCATTGTTTCTCAAAAACATGAACCAGTTGTCACCAAGTGTGGCGGCGGAGTCTAGAGTCAATGTTCCAGCGCCACCAGTCCACACATAGGCTTGCGCACGATAAGTTGTACCAGCAGTTGCATTGCTTGAAAAAGTTATAACTGGATGACTTTGATTGAGCGTTGTTGAAACAGCCAAAAGCCCATAACCAGCCAAAGTAGCCGCATCTGCCCCAGACGAACCAATACCAAAAGCAATAATTCCCCAAGTGCCTGCTGTGGTGGCGTTTGTTGTAATGTAAATATATTGAGCCTCGCCAGCCGCAATTGTCACAATTGTGTTTGCGCCAGTGAAGTCCTTGACCGTCAGGCTAACCGCGCCCACATTACGAATCAGGGCGTCTTGCCCGACCGATGCTTGGTTGGCGGGAGGCATCCATAACTCGTTTGCAGAGGAAACTGTTGACACCTCCATGATTCGAGCGGCGGCATCATCAGTCACCGAGCCGTTGATAGGCCAAGTCAACTGCAAGTCAGTTGTCAGAATAATTCGGCTGTATGAAACATCCGTTGGTTGGACGACGTTACCAGTGAAAGGGGAGTTGTAACTCATAGTTATGTATCCAGTACAGAGGCTTGACGGTCACCAATACGCTGGACATCCTCTGCTTTGAGGGTCTGCATGATTTGGTCATAATTTGCTTGCCACATGGGCATACGCTCGTCGTTCTTGAGGAACGGCATAGCTTGCAAAAGAGAGCCATACAGCAACGCCTGCGGGGCGTAAATGGTGAACCAGTTTGTTTGGTTTGAAGAGTCGAGCGGTTGAATGCGCTCGTAATACAACACCTCAAAGGTGTAGTTGGAGGCAGGCGTAGGAACCACCAGCCAGTGTGTGTAGTCATAGTCGCCGTAATAAACGGGGACGCCTGTCTCTGTGGCATCAGGCCAATACTCACGCAGGTACTCATACTTGCGAAGCAGGACGGGGGTGCGGCTACCATCAACCACAACATTCATCGAAACGGTTTTGTGCCAACGGGCAGGCTTATCAATGATTGCCTGAGTAGCGGTCATTGTGCTGGTGTTGACAGTGAGGTTTCCAAGAAACTTAATTTGGCTGGCAATGATTTGCTCTGCCAACATAATGAATAAAGGAATTTTTTCAATTGTGGCTACGTCAGACCGCTCCAGATAAGACTGGATATTCTCGACTAAAGAGTCGTAAGTCATTACCGATGCGGTTGCCATATTTACCCCACGTTTCGTTCAAAATGTGGACAATCCACCAGTGATTTAAAATTTCCGCCCCAGCGGTTTTTGGGGTTCAAAGTCTCCCAATATGCACCCAAAGGTGCGAGGATGCCCTTGTCCCAGATTATCTGCCCATCCTTGAAGAAATTCAAGTCGATGGCACAACGCTTCAAGTGGATGGAATTAAGGGTCTTAGAGCGACCCGTCTTGACGTAAATGGCTTGCTGTTCAGGTGTACGAGCCAACTCCCCACCAGTGACCATAAAACCCTGCTCAGTGGCGTATTGGATGAGTTTGCAGGCATCCAGCAGGAATGCGGCTTGTTCTTGACTCAGGCTCATTCTTTGTCCTTTCTGCGCATCTCCATGACCTTCTCGACCGTTCGGCCCCCAAAGTAGGCGGTCATCACAAGCATCCCCCACTGACCCAGCAGGTTGACGTAGGACTCGCTTATCTTGTATCCGTAGCCGTCAAGCAGGGCAAAAATTAAATACGCTGTTAAGAGGTACACGAGAGTGCCGGGGCGCACATTCTTTGACAACCACGAGTCCGAAGACATATCAGCCTGCCAACGCTTGCTGACGTTGTCCTCTTGATTGGCTTGAGCCTTGAGCAACGCCTGCAACTCTTCTTGCTCAATACGAGCCTTTTCAATACCCAACTCAAGCAAACGCTCTTCGTGGTCGTACTGGAGTTGGCGCAACTTGGCAACTTCAGCGTCAGAGGGATTGTCGGAAATCTTTACACCAAGGGCGTCTTCAACGACTTGTTTGCCTTTTGCTTGGATTGCAGAAGACAAAAGGCCCAGACCATTCTGAGCCAATGTACCAAGGAGGGATGCAACGATTGGAATCATTTTTTCACCATCTTTTCTCGTTCTTCAAGCAATCTGACTTTGACTTGCAATTCGTTGATATGCAACATCAGCGCCTCTTTTTGAATTGCTCGACGCTCCGCAGAGATTGGACTGTCTGTTGGGACGCCCTCTTTGGTAATCAAAGCAGGCATAGCCCCCTCAATCTTTGTCAAACGTGTGGAGAAGTCATTCACTTGACCCAAAAGCCAAGCAAGGGACGCCACAATGATAGGTATTACCGCCTTGAGAACATCTGCCCAATTCATAGTCCAAACACCTTTTTAATCATTTCAGCCGCCACGCCCGGCCCCAAAAGCACAGCCAAAATGAGTACATACAAGAGGTACTCAATCTTAGTCATGCGTTTGGAACCGTCGTCAAAGCGGGCTTGGATACCCTCATACCG